CTTCCTTCTGATCAGTATAGCTTCCACAGATCTGTTTGGAGAGATGGCTCTGGCTATATACTTCAAAGCTCTGGTGAGGGTAAATTTTTTAGGCTCAAAAACTTCTACAAAACAGGTGGAACCACATCAAACCCAATTTCTGAAATCAAGAAAATAAACGATCTTTCTGGTCCCACAAAAACAGAAGGACAATTGGTGAATTTATCCAGTGCTGTATTCTTGTTTAACAACTCTGGTGCTATTTCTGTGTTTAATTCAACAACGGGAGTTTGGTCTACGGGCGGTCCAGGTATTGGCTCCACCAACTTTAAATCACTCCAGGACTCTACTGTTACGGGATTTGATGATCTAAATCAAACATTATTTGCAACATCAGATGAAGATCATAATGTATATATAAGCTATGACTATAGCGCTAAATCTTTCATAAAGTTTAACGATATAGATCTGACTTTCAGATATCTTGGAGGTAGACCTGGAGGATCGGACGATAGACAATGGTTATCTGCAATATATTAGGATTAGGAGAGTAAATTGACCAGACCGCCCCCAAACCCACTATATCCTGCAAAATATAATTCTGATGCCACATTATTTCTTGTGTTTAACACATCGGAAGCACTATTGGCTAAGGATAACTCTCCTTGGTCAGATGAAATAGAAATAAGACCATCTGATGGGGATGAAATTTGGTCTGACAATGGTTTTGCAAACATAGATGGTGAATTGTTTTATTATAATAATGTAGATAAAAAACTTGTAAATGGCGAAAAAAGAGTTTTTAAATTCAAAGAATGTGTTAGAAACTTAGGAGGAGAGGAAACAAAATATAATCACTCCGGTGTTAAAGTAAGAGGATTTGTTATAGCCGAACATCACAATCAAATTGTAGATGCTGTTATAAATATACAAGAATTCATAGGAAATAATTTTTCTACTGATAAAACTACACTTGATTGGAGAATAAGAAACCTCCAAGCTGTGCCAGCCATATTTGATGACTATGGATGTCCAGATGTAAATTTTACATTTAACATACTTGAAAACAGTTTAACAACAGGAATAATTTCTCAATATTTAATAGAAGTGAATGGATCTTTTACAACTTTTAGGCTAGATTTTGGTGATGGAAATTATACTACAAATGTATTACAAGGCACTCACACATATTCTCCGAACTCAACTCCAGATCCAGTTTTAACAATTTTTAATGATAAGTGCTCAGTAACATTCACCCCCACAGATAGAACCGCTTCGATAGAACCTGTTGTTGTTGAGGTCATAGCTCCTTTGGAGATACCTATACCTCCTCCACCAGATATACCTCCAATATTAATAACTCCTTTTGCTCCACTTCCTAATAAGTATAACATACCTCCGATTGTATTTCCATGTCTTGATGTTGGCAACATTAATTCTGTGCCTTCCAATATCACTATAGGAATATCACCAATCAATATACCATCTAAAATATCAATAACTCCTATAAATATACCCCCAATATCAATAACTCCTATAAATATACCCGCAATAGGAATATCTCCAATATCAATAAATATTAGTGGAGCATTAACGTCGTATATTAGTTTATCTCCCATAAATGTGACCGGAGGATTTAGTTTACCTCAGTCAATTGAGGTTTATCCAAACGGTTTGCAAGATTTGAAAGATTATATATCTGTAATAGGTATGCCGCCTTTTATTCCAGAGGCAATACAAGTTTACGGAATGTATAATGTTCCATCTATTATATCTTTTACAACACCGACTATGGTTATAGACTGGGGAGGTGCTCCAAATCCCAATGGTAGAGGTGGTTACTTACCACCAGTCATTAGTGCAATAGTTACGGTACAGTGTCCGACTGGTGTAGGATTCCTCAAAGATTCTTCGGGACAGTTTGTTGAAACTAGTTTGGGTGCTCAGAGCTACTCGGCAAACCCCTCTATGAATGCCACGATAGAAGTTGATAGCTTGGGAATACCTTCTGTAATTAACATTGTTCCTCCAAATATTCCTCCGTTGACAGTGGATGCTTCAAATATACCATCTTCTATAAAGATAGAAAAAGTAGATTTACCAGAACAAATAAAAATAATAGCACCAGATGTAAGGCTTCCATCTGAAATTAGGATTGTTACTGAAGCGGATATACCAAAATCTATATTTTTGGATGCAACGAGCGTTCCTACTATCATTCAAATAAAGAGCGATATTCCAGAATTTATTGGGTTGAATATCCCAGAAGATTTCCCAAGAGAGATCAAGATCGATGCTTCTGGTATACCGAGTCAGATACAAGTTGTAGGAATACCTCCTGTGATAGAGATAAATGGAAATATCCCATCAACCATCCAATTGTTAATGCCCGAGAAACCAGAGATAGAAATGGTCTACAAGGGAGCACCAATAGATGTTAAAATACAATTGGATATAAGCAAGATCACAGGAGATGATCAAAAGCTTAATTGCGTAGCAATCGTTCCTTGCAAGTGATAACCAAAATGCCAATTAGAACAAAAAAAATAAAAAATAACGAATTCATAAAAACCCCTAATCATGGTTTTTGGATAAGAAACTTTTGTAACAATTCTTCTCAAGTTATAGACATAAACAAAACCATAGATGAGAGCGAATATTTTCTTCTTTTAAAAAATGAATTTGAAAACAACAGAAGAAAGTATCCTTGGGCAGACTCTGAGAATAATAATTTCAATACTGCAATAATAGTCTCAGATGGTTATGATTTTGATGAAATTCATCTTTTGTTGAAAAAGATGAATGGGGTTTGTTTGATTGGTGTTAATAACTCTTTGAAAAAATGGAACAATACTTCAACTTCTCTGGGGTATTACGTTGTCAACAATCCATATGAAGATTGTTTAAGATTTCTTCCAAGTAAAAAAAATCTGCCCAGATGTATAGCTTCGAACAGAACATATCCAGAGTTTTTAGAAAATTATAATGGAGTAAAATATAAATATAGCCCAGCAAATGAGGAAAGTATAAATTTCAATAAATCGTCCGATGGTTATTGTCAAATAGATGACTATAGAAACCCTATTTGCGCTTCAATAAATCTGGCTTACAGGTTTAACTGTAGCGAGGTTGTATTGTTGTGTTGTGATGACTCTTTTAAAGATAACAAGCCGGGAAGTGTTTTATTAGAAAATGGACTTTACACTTATCCTCAGCAAAATATAGCCAACGAAATAATAGATTGTTGTTTATATTGGTTTGCAAAAAATGGAAGAAAAGCATATTATCATTGCAACGGAAAAAAACTTGATAATGCTGAGTATATAAAGAAAGAGGATATAAAGAATTACTTAACATGAAAAACAACATAGACTTCTCTTTCATAAATGACTTTAGCAAATGGATGAAAGAGGAAAGTGTAAATAAAGATTTTAACATAAAGAAAAATCAAAAAGTATATCCAAAGCATTTGAAAAAACTTTCTTCCAGAATAATCGTAGAAGAAGGTTGTTACAAAGAACTAACAAAAGATTTTATTAAAAGAGGTGGTACAATACTTAGGGCAGATGGAGAAATGCTCATGGTAGAGGTTCACTCTGGAACTTTCTACATAAATGAAAAAGAAGTTTATTTTTAATTTTTCTTAAGCATAACTTTTTGTTTTTCAAAAAAATTGCTATTAATAAACAGTGTTGGAGTAACTAGAACCATAGGTCTTCCGTTAGCAGGTAGTTCTGAGTATCCATTAACTTTCAAATTGGCTTTCAGTTCCTCAAAGCTAGCGGCTGTTTGCAGCCAAGGCTGCCAGTAAAGCATATTTTCATCTATATATGTTTTTACTTTTCCATACCAACTTGAAGGTAAGTTTAACATTTTTAGATCTTCCAGAGGAATTGGACCAATATCTCTGGAGTAGAATTTAGAAAGTATCTTAACACCTTTCTTGTCTCTTTTAGCCAAATATAACCATAAAATTTTTAAATCACTTTTCATTTTTTTTGAATATCTCCTCAAATATCATTTCTAGTATTGTTTGTGTATACAAATCATTTTGACCAAATTGACCGAAGAAAGTTTCAAGCGTATCTTTCGCTTCTTCTATTTTTTCTTTTTCTTCCATACAGATATATAGCGATTTGTTGCTAAATCCAATGGTTTTCTAGTTGTGGAGCATATATAAATACATGAGCATATTTAAAGTAAAACTAAACAACGGAACTCAAGGCTTATTAGACAACGATCCAAATGGCACAAGCATACAAAGAAGTGTTTATGCTATGGGTCCAGATAGAATTAGCCGAGAATTAAAGGACGGAGAAACATTTTCTGGCTCCAATTACTGGAAAAGGTATGTTTTTCCCAATACTTCTGCTGATTTGGCTTTTCTTATTATTTTAGAAGATGATGGCTCAGCTTGGTATGATAAAACAGATATTAACAATATTCCCAAGGTTTATAAGCTAACTGTTCAAGATGGAACAGATTTTACCGATAATGTTATTGATATACAAAGTGACACAAATAGCTTTGCAGACTTTGTACAAATAGCAAATCAGTCAGAAGACCCAGTTCAAATAAAGTTGAATGGTATAAATAGTGCTATTTTCGATCTTGGAGCAAAAGAGGTTCAGGTATTCAATTCGGGTGACCTGAATATACAAAAAATAGAAGCTAAATTACCGGAAGGCACTTCTGGTCCTGTTTCCCTACAAGTCATCTCATCAATAGTGGTTGCTGAGTCTACTAAGAAATAGGTGAAATAATGGCACAATTAATAAGACCAAGCGATGTTAAAATTATAACTAAAGATGGCGAACTAAAAGTTTCCATAACTTTAGATTTAAACATAAATATGAATGGTTCCATAGAAGCCTTGTCTGTTGATGGTAAATCTACTGTGAAAAAAGAAACTTTAGATGACAAGGTAGCTTGGGCTATACCGGACTTTGTATCTGAAAAGATCAATTTTGGAAAAAAGAATTAAAGGAGAGAGTATATGATTGGTCTGGATATCGGAACTTACACGCTCGTTTGTTGTAAAAGAAATCAGGATTCTGATTTTGTTTATAAAAAAGAAATAAATGCATTTCTTGAAATGCCTTTAGAGAACAAATTTGTTTTCAACATGATGAAAAATGCTGGGGTTCCACTCATTGAAAGAGAAAAAGTCGCGTACGCTCTTGGAGAAGCGGCTGTTAATATGGCATATACTATGAGCGGACTAGAATTAAAAAGACCCATGACCTCTGGCTGTGTTAATCCTAAAGAAAAGGATGCATTTCAAATATTAAGCATTATGCTACACAGTTTAATAGGCGAGGTAGAGAGAGATAAAGAAATATTGTACTATTGCGTGCCGGCAAATGCAATAAATGAAGAAACTGATGCTGAGTATCACGGGAAAATACTTGAAGCCATATTGAAGGCGTATAAAAGTGATAAAGGCTACACAGTGGACCCCAGACCTATTAATGAAGCATTAGCGTTAGTTTATGCGGAGCTTGGAAGTAAGTCTTATACAGGTGTTGGGATATCGGCTGGCGGCGGTATGGTAAATGTTTGTTTTGCCATGTTTGGCAATCCATTGTTTTCTTTTTCAATAGTAAATAGTGGAGACTGGATTGATAAAATGGCTGCTAAAGCTACCGGTGAAAGTGTGGCTTATATCAATAAAGAAAAACACAAAATAGATTTGTCGAAAACACCCACAACTCTTGTTGAAAGAGCAATACAAACTCAATACAGGATAATGATAGAGCACACTGTAACTGGTATTAAGAAGGGACTTTTAAACACATCTAAAAGTGTTAAAACAGATCAGGAGATAGATTTTGTTATAGCCGGTGGGACATCAAGTCCCAATGGTTTCAAAGAGCTTTTTACGCAATGTTTAAAAGAAGCGGATATCTCTGTGAAAATAGGAGAGGTTATACAACCAAAAGATCCTCTTTACAGCGTTGCCAGGGGTTGCTTATTAGCCGCCGAGGCTGCTACTTAATTTTAAATTTTTAACTAATATAAGTTTATGCAAAAAATAAAAAGTGTAGAAGATCTTGGCACCGCTTCTTATGTCCTTATGCACAATTATAAATTGGCAGGCAGAAGGGGCAGAGAAGTTCTTTTTGACATAGAAGAAGAAAAGAACGAAGAGAAATTTGATGAAATATGCCTTGATTATTTAAGCAGTGAATTTCATAGATTTGATTCTTGCATAATGAGCTTAAAGAAAATCAGAGAATATAACTTCAATGAAACAGGCAATATTAGATTCGCTACAGACTTGGGTGTTGCCGCCTACATATTAATGCATAAGTATAAGGTGCTCGGTAAAAAAGGTAAATATATCTATTTTGAGGTTGAGAGTGACAATAAATTCGACGAACTTGCCTTTGAATATTTAACAAGTGACTTCCATAGATTTGACTCTTGCTTGATGAGTCTAAAGAAAATAAACGAATATATTTCTGATAAAGTATAATATATATTATCATGGAAAAAGTAGAATTAGACAAACTTACAAAACTCGTAGATGATTTTGTAACACAGTTAAAAAAAGACTTACTTGTTGTTCAATATAAGCCCACAACAACTGGTGTTCTACCTGGTATTTGGAACAGAATGAAGAATTGGTGGCACAACACTGTGATGGGTGGAAATAACCCAGATAATCCATATGTATATAAAAATAAGTTTGGTGCACTTGGTCATGAATATGATACAAAAAAAGAGTCAACAAGGCTGTCTTTATTTCAATACAACTTCATTAAAGAGCAATATAATAAACTAGAATCTGATTTGTCTGTTTTAAATGAAGATATAGAAACTGAATCAGAAAACCTCAAAAAGCTAAAGCTCTGGCGAATAATAGATAGTTGGGCTAGTAAGTTTAAACAAGAGATAATAAAGCAATTTTCTTCTTCTGTGTCTTCTTCATCATCAGAGACCGCCGTTGGGAATAAGGAAGTTGGTGAGGAGGAAGAGAATGTACCCCAGACTCAGAATATGGAAACTATTCCAATAGGATCGTCGTCAGTGGGCCAAGGAAGTTTGGACGGTTCTGCCGGGGTGGGTGGAGAAAAAAGAACTAGGGGCGCACCAAAAAAACCAAGAATTTATTGGAATAAAGATGAAGGATGGAATTGGGGTCCAAAGCCAAAACCAGGAGTAGAGCCTTCCGAGTCTCTTGCAGAAAAGCTTGCTTTGGGAGATTATCCGACAAGGGCTGGAAATTTTCCAATTTATTTAATAAATGAAATAAAAAAAGAGGTCCATGAAGAATTGAAAAAAACATATTCTGATCTTCTTGATAATTTCGAATCTGATTTTAAGAGAGCATTAAATTATGTTTTAAGAAAAGAAGGCAATAATTTTAAAAACTCCCCAGAAGAAGCTTTGAAAATAGAAAACAAGTCCGACCCGTTTCCTTGGAGAACTTTTTTGATAACTGAAGTTAGAGACGCTCTTGAAGCACACCTACCCATATCAATATCGGGTTTTAAAACACACCTCGATGAGGACGATGAGGACGATGAGGACGATAAATAACTGATAGTTATGGTCACTTAGCTATTATCTTGTTCAATAGGTCTATGTCTATGTTTACAGAATTATTTGGCTGTAGATCATTTTGTTCTACCGGAACTTCTTTTTTGATTTCTTTTATAATTTCCTGATGCTCTGGATTCTCTGGATCTAATTGTTGCTCTTCACATATCCCGACAATATTGTTGAAAAAGAAAAGATTTTTACAATTAGTAATAGGATGTAATGTTTCTATTGCATCCACATGTATAGCCTGACAGACACCTGTGAAGTAGTCGTTGAACTGAGCTTCTGTGAAATTTCTACCTGTGTGTACGGTGAAAACAGTTATTGGTTTGCCAACAAAATATTTGAATTTTTCTAAATTTTGATTCATCACATTCCCTTTATTCTGAAGTAATCTCCACCCATACCCATAGGAGCCTGGAAATCTAAATTTTTTCTTGTAGCCAAAACATAATTTTTCATCACAGATGGACCTTCTTTGATAAACATTTCATTCCAATCTTTGTAGGATTTATGAGGACTCACGAACATTAATCGTTCTTTTAAATTTTTTGATTCAATGTTTTTATTAATCATATCTGTCATTGCTGTCATGCCTCCAAGCCCGGCTTTGTCGTTATCAAGACATATGACAATCTTATAGTCTTTTATTAAATTCATTTGCTTTTCACTTAAGTTTTTGCCACCACAAGCTACTCCGTTTAATCCGCTGTAGAAGAGACTGAGTGCGTCGAATTCTCCTTCGCAAAGATATATTTCTTCGTTTTTCTCAGCCCAGTTCCCACCAGCGAAAAACAAAACATCAGACTTACCTACTCCGACTTCTTTGGGTGGTCCCAAATATCTGATTCTTGAATTACCAACATGCCTGCCATTCCAATAAAAAAGATCCCCAGAAGAATCATAATATGGAATTATTATTCTGGCTTTATAGGGCGCTGTTTTGCAAATATACAATCCGTCTATGGGTATTTTTCTTTTAACAAGATAGTCTACAGCCAAATTCCTCCAAAAATTATTTTTTGGCAAAGAGCTTATTAGGCAACTTCCTTCTGGCAAGACCAGCTGCACTTTTGCAGGTTTACTTACTTTAATATCTTGATTTTCGTCTATATTTTCAAAAAATTCAAAGAGCTTATCTTCTAATTCTGATATTGTTGATCTACCATGTAGAACACAGATAGCTTTTTCAAAACTACATTTATCTACAATTTGTATTAATTTTGGAAGCGAACCTTTTTTGTCTGTTTTAAAACAATGAAAAACACCATTTTTTCTTTCTGTCTTACCCCCAGATGGGCTACACCAAAGGTGATATTTTGTATCATCTGCAAATATGGAGTTTAATACAATTTCATTCCCCTTGACGACTATATCTCCATCAAAGCGATCGTCTGCCCATTTTTGGAAGTTCTCAAAGATACCCATGCTTAAATTATATCGATTTTTGTTCTTTTTTGCAATTCGATTTACTCCTATATTTTATGAAAATAGAACACTTATCTGTCAGCAGAAAACAGCTTTGGGATCAATGCAACCAGGCATACAAATACAAATATCATTTGAAGCTATCGTCTCAAGAGCCAGAACCAGAATATTTTCTTTATGGAAAGCTTGTTCATAAAGTTGCAGAAGAGTACGTTAAAAATAAAGGTAAAATAGAAATAAATAAATTTCTTCAACCTTACTTAAAAGGCGAACTTCTACTCGAAGATAAGAAGGTAGAATTAACATCTGAATATAAAAATAAATTAAATGAACATATAACAAATATTAAAAAATTAAGTGATAGAGTTGGTTTTGATGGAGAAACAGAATACTTTTTTAAGTACGACTTAGATCCTCCACACGAGAAATATTTAACAGGTGTTATAGATCGCTTGATAATAAAAGATGATATGTGTTTTATAATAGATTATAAAACTACAAAGAAGGGAAGGTGGAGAAAAACTCCTAAAACAATTCGCCAAGACACACAAATGTTGTGTTATGCAAAAGTTGTTCAAAAGCTTTTTGGGATAAAAGCAGAAAATATACGAGCTGCTCTTTACTACTTAGATGGTGGAGATTTAATACCCACAAAGTTTAATCAATCCATGCTTGATGGAGTTGAGAAGATGTTGCTGAGCATTTACAATGATATTCAATCCAAAGATCCTGATAATGTTTTCGGAAAAACAGGCGAACACTGCAGAAGATGTGATTTTAGAAAAATGTGTCCATTTTATTCTCTGACTTAGAGAGATGGCATTAAGATATAATCACCTTCGATTATTTCTTTTTTGTTTGTATTTCTATCTAGAATAATTATTTTTTGTTTTTTAATATTTAATAGCCAATCAAAACCATTCTTTTTCCAAAAATCATGAATAACAGGTAATGATGTAAAGAATCCTTGTCCGCCACCATCAAATGCAGTAGTTCCCCAACAAGTTCCAATATAGAAAAAGTTGTCATCAACAAGACCTCCTCCTGATCTTCCGGGTCTTGGACTATTTTGAATAGTTACTAAATCACCTCTATTTCTTATTCCAACTATTTCTACTTTATAGTGAGCAACTTCATTGCCTCCGTCACAACCCATAGAATGTGCCATGCTACCTTTTATATATGGGTAATCTTTTGGTGCAATTGGAAAATAATCTGGGGTCCAATCAGGTGTGAACTTTATTAAAGCTGTATCACATCCTTCAACATAACTGTAGAACAAAACACTTGCTTCATATGTTTTTGTTTCATCTAATTTTTTATCATTATTAAACCAAGTTAGCACTTTACATTTTAGCTTTTTAATTTTTGCTTGCTCATAATTTAAGACACCAGGATTCCAAAGATGCCCACAGGTAGCAACATATGCTGAATTTTCTTTTTTATCATAATAAATGATAGTTCCAGATCCACTTGCCCCGCTTACCATAATTTTTAAAGAAGGAGATAAGAATTTTTTGTATTCTTCTCCCCTTTCTTCTATCGGCATTCCGTAAAGATCATTATCTCCCGTTAATGGAACAGGAGGGACCAATGGCATGTTATCCATTGGATGTTTAATTCGTTGTGCAAAAGCCGTTTGGGTTAGGGATAATACCAAAAATAAAAAACACAAATATTTTTTAATCATATTGTATTTATCATTTTCGATAGAAATATTACTCTTATAATGTCATGAATTCTATTTTATGCGTTTCTCATAACATTTTTTTAACAAGAGATCAAAGATACAATATTTACAAAGGAGAAAAAGTAGAGGTAGTAGGCGTTAGCGTTCCTGTTTGGTTTTATAATAAAGTTGAAGTATCAGAACCTGCCTCAGAAATTTTTTGTAAATACATAATTGCTAACGATGATGTCAATCAATCAAAAGGAATAGACATTACAGAAGAAGGATATGAAATCTATTTATCCAGTGGTGAAGGCAGTACGTCTAAGATAAAAAAGTTTTTCAAAAAAAGAGATTATATTCCTTTTTCAAAACTATTAATTGATATAAAAGATGGTGGAGCAGAATGGATTAATTTTAAAGTATATGATATATCAGATAAAGTAACCACAATACATAGTATAGAGATTCAAAAAATAGAGACTTTAAATGAATCTTTAATTACTTAGAGATAAATTCATTATTAAAACAGCTGTGTCACCTGCTTTTAAAGTTAATTCTTGATTTAATTTAACAGAAGAAATTAAGAATCCGGAAGTGTTCTGTGTTGTGGCTAAGAATATATTTCTAACTGGTCCCCAGCCAGTTGATGATGCTGAAAAAGTTATGCTGTTGCTTTTTACGACATAGACAGAATTGGATATAACAGGAGAACTCCAAGAAGTTATTTTTTGCCTACTATATCCGTTAGATGACGGCTCATCTACTAACGAAGCCATAGTGTCTGTTGTGTTTAGTGTAGTTCTATTATCAAGTCCAGCATAGTAAAAATCAACCCTTGTGTTTTTATTAGCAAAAAGAGAGCTTAACATATAGAACTCACCAGTTTGATGTAATGTATTTTTTATATTTTTTTGTTCATATTTTATATTATTATTTTTATCAAATAGTTTTATATTTTCAATTGTCAATAGTCTCATTTGATTTTCCTTTTTCTTTTTCTATTAATTCTTCTATTAACTGGAGCGTTTCTTTTGGATTTGTATATTTCGGTTGTCTAATCTCACTTAATTTTCTATTGACTCTTCTTTCATTTTTGATAGCTAGTTTGCTGAAGCTGAGTATAAGATTTTTGATAATACTTTTTAGACACTCAGATTCATTTGAAGAATCACAATTCTTATATGCTAGCTCTAAATGATGTATTACTGTTTCATAATTCGACTTCATTTTACCACCCAAACTCTTTTAGTATCTTATTGTTTTTTCTATACAAATTAAAAAAAGCTTCTTGTTCATCTTCATTAATAGAGGAACTTGTGCTTATTTCTTCTTCGATAAAATCTTCATATCTTGAATCAAAAAGCTCTCGTTTAATTTCTTTGCAAACATCATCGACCAAACTTGTCATATCTTGAGGAGCATTTGCTCCTATGGGCATATCTTGAGCCATTTGGTTTCTTACATATAAAGACAAACATAGTGCAGAAATTGCGTCATCATGTTTTCTTTTTTGAGCTTCGGCTCTTTTTGTGATTGGATTAAACTCAAATGTCTGAAGCTCAGATGTTAATCTCGCACTGTTTATCCTCACGGACTTACTTAGTATTCTACTTTGCATTGCCTCTAGCAACATTGGTCTATTTATTCTATTGACTTTAAACCCTATTGTTTGTGATCCGCTCTTCTTTGTTTCATAATATATGTTTTCATAAAAAAGTGTATTTTGCAGAGAGCTTAAAACAGCGCCGCCGGCAGACATATTTTCAACTACCACCAAAGCTGTGTTATAATATACTCCAACTTCTTTTATTATTTGAGCGAATATATGAGGAGGAATTAAGTTGCTGTAGAACTCTGCGACTTGTTCAAGTGTCTCTATATCTAAAACTTGAAAACAACTGTTGTCTGCGTCTTCCCCCATTCCCTCGGCACAGTCAACTCCAATTATATACTCTTTGCTTTCATTTGGTTCTTTCCAGACCCATAAAGCACCTTTGTTGCTGTCATCTGTCTCTAATTGTGCTGCCCTTCCGCTTTTATTTGTCCATTTTGGGAATAACTTTTTGATAGGCGGCATCTTTCCTGTGTATTCTGTCAACTCTCTTATTATGTTAGAGGGAATGTAGGTCTCACCAGAGCCTAAAAATTCTCTTAAAACTTCTTGCAAAAATCCTTTTTCTCCTAACTGACGTTTTTGTTCATCAATCCATTTTTCATTATTATATTCTGGGTGCTCCCAATAGTCTAGGTCAATGACATTAAACATATTTCTTTTTTCTTTTGCATCATTATATGTTTGTTCATACCAGTTTCCCATGCCATTAACTGTGGATATCAAAACGCAGCTACCACCTGTACTTAATACTGGCCACATAGCTTTCCAATGTTTATCCATATCAGGTATAAACGCAGCTTCGTCTATTATTAGAAATGTAACGCTTTTACCACGGGAAGCTTCTGGTGAATAGAATTTTAAAGCTCCGCCGGTATCAGAAAATTCTTTTAAATGATCATTCCATTTTTTGTCTTTTTTTGGAATAAGCCAAGAAGGCAAGTGTTCAACAGCCCTGTCTATTATAGCTCCTGTGTCTGTGGCTTCTCTGTCTGTTTTGGATATCAACATTATTTGTTGATCTAACTTAAACATACATCTCCACAAACCCCAAAGAAGAGTGACTGTGGTCAAACCACCCTGTCGAAACTTAGAAATTATATTAAATCTGTTTTTTTCATAATCGCTTATTACTTTTCTTTGATAGTTAAAAGGAACAAACGGTATTAAACCCTTTACTGGGTGGAGAATTTTAATATACTTGTGACAAAAATATTCAAAACTATTGACACATTTAACAATTTCTTTTTTTTGTCTATCCATATCATACGAATTTACCTCATCCATTGTTTCTGTTGGATCTATGGTGAGCTCGTAGTTACTTAAAGTAAAGTATTTAGGATTATAGTGTTTCGAATAATATTCTTTGAAGTCCATAGCTATATGTATAAAAAAAGCCCCTAAAAATTAGGAGCTTTAAAAAGAAAGGAAAATTTAATTTTTATTCAATCGTCTTCATCATCTTCGTCTTCGTCATCCCAATCATCTTCATCTTCATCTTCATCTTCATCTTCATCTTCATCTTCATCTTCATCTTCATCTTCATCTTCATCTTCATCTTCAT